GGTAAATACATTTCAAGCAATGGAAGCTTTTCCCTATATATCAAAAAGATTTGCACTAGAAAGATTCTTAGGTCTTAGTGAAGAAGAAATTACTAAGAATGAGAAGTTATGGCGTGAAGAGAATGATAAAGACGAAGACCGCACCCCTGAGGGAGGTGATTTACGAAACATCGGCGTAAGTATAGGTAATATAGAGTCTGATGAACAAACTGCGGATGAAATTGAACAAGCACCGGCTGAAGGTGAAGCACCTGCAGGGCCTGAGGTGGCTGGACCTGTACAATCAGCACCGGGTGCAATGCCACCTCAAGGCGGTGGACTAACCGCATAAGATAAATAGTTACATGAAGTTACTGGAAATGTTTGATCCACCTATTGAGGGTTATCAAGATGTTAATCTTGATAATAGTAAACCTATTTGGAAACAATCTAGAAAAACTAAACTTACATTAAAGCAAATAAGAAAATTAAGAAAAATGCTTGATGTAAGAAATTATGAAAAAAAACAACATTTAAAAAAAGTCCAAGCTCAGTACGGACCTAAGGCAGAAGCAGCAGCTCCTACCTTATAATTTTGTATATATTTTACAAAAACGCAAAAAAACAGTAGTTAATAAGCTGTTTTTTGGCATAGCCACTAAATAATATTACAAAGCCATTTCACTTCAGGAGAATAATAATGGATCACAGAAAATTTGAACAACTTATTGAGTTAATCATCAATGAGAATGAAGAGCAAGCTCGTGAACTATTTCACGACATAGTAGTAGAGAAATCCCGCGAAATTTATGAATCTATCATGGATGAAGAAATGATGGATGAAGAAGGTATGGGAGGTCAAGTCGGCGATCTAATGGATGAAATCAGCGCAGAAGAAGCTGGTGGTATAACAGAAGAAGATGACATCGATTTTGATGACGAAGAAGAAGTCATTGATATTGATTCTGACCAAATGCATGATGAAGAAGCTGATGACGAAGTTGAAGATGCAGTCATTCGTATTGAAGACAAATTAGACCAGTTAATGGCTGATTTTGAAAAGATCATGGGCGGTGATGACGATGGTATGGGCGACGAAGAAGATTTCGGCGACGAAGAAGAAATGATGGGTAGTGAAGAAGGTGAAGAAGAATTTGACGATGAAGAAGAAGATGCTGAAGAAATGATGGAAGCGATTCAATTAAAGAATGTTCCAGGTCTTTACGGTTCTAAAATCGGCGGCGACAATGGCGCACAAACAAAGAGCCCAAGTCTACAAAACAGCGGACAGGCTGGAATGGACAGCAAGCCAGTAAAATTCTCCGGTGCTGCCGAGACAGTTCCAACAAGTCCTAAAGCTCCTAGCAACTATGGTACTAAGGGCGAGACAACTGTAAAAGGTGCTGGTCAGTTTAAAAACACTCCAGGACAAGACGCAGGTAAGTCTTCATTCAAAGAAAAAGTGCCAGGTGGGTTTGGACACAAAACTCCACAAGGTAAAGAAGCAGGCGCCGGTGGTTCTGTTCAACAGAACGACAAGAGCGTTATGGAAAGCAGAAAACCTGCTAGAAGAAGAATCTAAAAGAATCTGAGAGAAATGGCTTATCTCAAAGAACATTTAACATTCGACCGCGCTAATATGGTTGTTGAATCGTTAGATGATGCTAACGGAAAATCCCTATATATGAAGGGAATTTTCATTCAGGGCGGGGTTAAAAATGCCAATGAGCGCATTTACCCCATAACTGAAATTGAAAGTGCTGTGCAAACTCTTAATGAACAAATTTCAGAAGGTCATTCAGTATTAGGTGAAGTAGATCACCCTGATGATTTAAAAATTAATTTAGACCGTGTATCACATATGATTACTAGTATGTGGATGGACGGAGCTAATGGATTCGGAAAATTAAAAATATTGCCAACTCCAATGGGCGAGTTAGTTAAAACTATGCTACAGAGTGGTGTAAAATTGGGCGTATCAAGTCGTGGATCAGGTAATGTAAACGACTTGGACGGCAAGGTAAGTGACTTTGAAATAGTCACAGTAGATATTGTCGCTCAGCCAAGCGCACCTAATGCATATCCAAAAGCAATTTATGAAGGCCTGATGAATATGAAGCATGGTCATAAATTGTTAAGTATTGCAAAAGACGCTAAAGGCGACAAAAAAGTAGAGAAATTCTTGAAAGAGGAAGTCATACGCCTCATCAAGGATCTCAAAATTAAATAAGGGGATGTCCAATGACATTGGAAATAATCAAACCATTACTTGAAAGCGGACTTATTAACGAAGATATAGGGCAACAGATTAACGAAGCCTGGGAATCTAAATTAAATGAGGCTCGTGAGCAAGTTCGTGCAGAACTCAGAGAAGAGTTTGCACAAAAGTATGAGCATGACAGAAGCGTTATGGTTGAAGCCCTTGATCGTATGGTAACAGATAATCTTTCAGAAGAAATTAAAGAATTTCATAATGAAAGAAAAGCAATGAACGAAGACCGTGTAAAAAGCCAAATGAAACTTCGTGAAAGCGCATCAAAATTCAATGATTTTATGGTTACAAAACTAGCCGAAGAAATTAAAGAATTGCGTTCAGATCGTAAGATTCAAAAGGAAAGTCAGCAAAAGCTAGAGCAATTTATTGTTCATGCATTGGCTCGTGAAATCAAAGAATTCTCACAGGACAAGAAAGCTGTTGTTGAAGCTAAGGTTAAATTAGTTGCAGAAGGACGCAAACAACTTGAAACACTAAAGGCAAAATTTGTCACAGAAAGTGCTAAGAGAATGAATGCTGTTGTTACTACACATCTTAAAGGTGAATTAAGCCAGCTTAAAGAAGATATTCAAGCCGCCCGTGAAAACAATTTCGGTCGCAGAATATTTGAATCATTTGCAAGCGAATTTTCAGTTACTCATTTAAATGAAAAAGCTGAAACACGCAAGTTAATGGCTCAGTTAAAAGAGAAAAATCAAAAACTAGCCGAATCTATGAATTTAATTTCACAGGCTAAAAAGTTAGTTGAGAGTAAAGAGAAAGAAGTGCGTATTATCAAAGAATCTAATCTTCGTGAAAAAACAATGAGCGAATTACTTGCACCATTGAACGATGAAAAGGCTAAGGTAATGCAATCTTTATTAGAAAGTGTTCAGACCCCAAAGTTAAAGAATGCTTTTGAAAAATATCTACCGGCTGTACTAAACAGTGGTTCTGAAAAGAAAGCTACCAAGCAAACAATTACAGAATCAACAATGATTAGTGAAGTGACGGGTGATAAATCTGCCAAAAAAGATATTATTGATACCCAAGAGCGCGACAACGTGATTGATATCAAGCGTCTGGCAGGGCTTTAATTTAAGACATAGATTAGGAGAAAACAAAAATGTCAAAAGTTCTATTAGAAAGCCGTTGGGACGAGACCAAGGAAGCTCTGTTAGAAGGCTTAAAAGGCACTCGCCGCTCAACAATGGGTGTTATCTTAGAAAACACCAAAAAGCAACTACTTGCTGAAAGCACAGCAGGTACAACTACAGCTGGTAATATCGCTACATTAAACCGTGTGATTCTTCCAGTTATCCGTCGTGTTATGCCAACAGTTATTGCTAACGAGTTGGTTGGCGTTCAGCCAATGACTGGCCCAGTTGGTCAGATCCATACACTACGTGTACGTTATGCACAGTCATTAACTGATAACTCTGCTGCTCAGACAAGCGTAACAGCTGGTCAGGAAGCTCTAAGCCCGTTCTTAATTGCACAGGCTTATTCTAGAGTTAAAGGTGATGCTACTTCTACTAACTACTATACTGCTAATGATACAGCAGCATTAGAAGGTAATGGCGGTAAGCAAATCTCCGTGCAAATTTTAAGACAGGCTGTTGAAGCTAAGTCACGTAAGTTACAAGCACGTTGGACATTCGAAGCTGCACAAGACGCTCAAAGCCAACATGGTATTGACGTTGAGGCAGAAATCATGGCCGCTCTAGCACAAGAGATCACTGCTGAGATCGATCAAGAAATCCTCTTGTCACTCCGCACTCTTGCTTCTACAGAGTATACATACAACCAAGCTACAGTATCTGGTACAGCTACATACGTTGGTGACGAACACGCTGCTCTAGCTGTTCTTATCAATCGTGTTGCTAACTTGATTGCACAGCGTACCCGTCGTGGTGCTGGTAACTGGGCTGTTGTATCCAGTGCTGCATTGACAGTTCTTCAGAGTGCAACAACTTCTGCTTTTGCTCGCACAACAGAAGGCACATTCGAAGCCCCAACAAATACCAAGTTCGTTGGTACATTGAACGGTGCAATGCGTGTGTTCGTTGACAGCTATGCTGCTGATAACATTCCTGTGCTAGTCGGTTACAAAGGTTCAAGCGAGACAGACGCAGCCGCGTTCTATTGCCCATATATTCCTTTGATGAGTTCTGGTGTTGTCCTTGATCCGTCAACATTCGAACCAGTCGTGAGCTTTATGACTCGTTACGGGTACATTGAGCTTACAAACACAGCCAGCTCATTCGGTAATGCTGCTGACTATGTTGGGGAAATAGCAGTTTCGAACCTCACATTCCAATAATTGGAATAACTTTAATTCTCAATCGGGATGGGAAGTTACAGGGAAGCGCACTTCGGTGCGCTTTTTTGTGGCTAATATAAATTTACTGATCAAAATCTACTGTCATAAGTAGAACAGAGGACAGTAAATGAAATACAGTATAGTAATACCCACCTATAATCATTGCAATGATTTATTAAAACCATGCATCGAATCTATATTTGAATATTCAAATATAACAGATATAGAACTTATTATCAGCGCTAATGGATGCACTGATAATACATTAGAATATTTGGGTAATCTAAAAGAAAAATTTAATTATTTAAGGTTAGGGAATAATCTTAAGATTGTTTGGGATAATAATCCACTAGGATACTCAAAAGCAACAAATGCAGGTATTAAAGTCGCAACTACTGATAGAATAGTATTATTAAATAACGATGCTACTTTACTTTCTCAAAATAAACATGATTGGTTAACCATACTTAATAGTGGGTTTGATGATAGTAATTGTGGAATCTCAGCAGTTCTGTTAAAATACAGTGAAATAACAAAAAGAAATTTTGGAATATTCTTTTGTGTTATGATTGACCGTAAAGTTTTTAATAAAATTGGATT